CACACAGGGGACTTTTACTTTTGTAGATTATGATTGTGCAAAGGAAGCTCAATGGGTATGGAATAGGCTTGAAGCCTTAAATGCCTAAGTTGAAGGATGTGTAAGTTATGAGTTACACAATGACATACGATAGTTTGCTTGTAGATTTACGGCGGTACTTAGAACGTGGGTTTACACAAGCATCAGACCAAATTGTTTATGATCAATTGCCTCGATTAGTAACACTGGCAGAACGCCGTATAGCTCGGGAATTAAAAATAGAAGGATTTATTAGGGCTATTGAAACTCCTTTATCTGTAGGGGTAGCCGTTTATCTTAAACCTGACAGATGGCGAGATACAGTTTCAATGACTGTTAATGGATCAAGTATTTTTGCTCGGTCTTATGAATATTGCCGTAATTATTGGCCTACGGAATCTGAAACAGGGGTTCCTCAATTTTATGCAGACTATGATTATCAGCACTGGCTTATTACCCCTACCCCATCAGCAGCTAATACTTTAGAGGTTCTTTACTACCAGCAGCCAGCTTTATTGGGTACGGATTTCCAAAGTAATTGGCTTACCGAATACGCTCCTGATGTCCTGTTATATGCAGCTCTATTGGAAGCTGTTCCTTTCTTAAAAGATGATGACCGAGTACAGATGTGGAGAACTTTATATGATAGAGCTGCACAGGCATTAGCAGGTGAAGATCTAAAGAGGATAATGGATCGTTCAGCCACAAGGAGTGAAGCATGAGTTATAGTGATGTCTTTGGTGGAGCAAATATCTACCCTTCTGAAATTAGTTATAGTGCAATAGCATTAAGTGGAGATATAACTTTAAGCTGGCCTGAAGAAACTTCTACAAATACTAATTTAGCAACCCGTATTATTGATGTAACCCCAGCTTCAAGTGGTCATACAATTACACTGCCAGACGCAAAGAAAAGTGGTACTGGCAATACAATACTATTTAACAATAAAGGAAGCCATTCTTTTACTGTCGCTAATGCGGGTGGGGTAGCTGTAGGAGCTACTTTAGGAGCTGGCACTCTGTGGCAAATTTATTTAACTGATAATTCTACCACCAATGGCACATGGCAATTACTGCAGTATGGAGCTGCTACCTCTACTGCTAATGCCGCAGCACTAGCGGGAACTGGTTTAGTAGCAGTAGGAACCTTATTGAGTCAATCTGTCCCTATTACTAGTTTTTCAGCTGATTATACGGCGGCCACTGATGATAGAGCTAAAATGTATAATTGGACTGCCGCAGCTGGGGTCTTAACCCTTCCTGACCCTACTGTTGTAGGTGATAATTGGTTTATTTATTTACGCAATTCTGGAACAGGAGCGATTGTTGCTACTCCCCCAGGAGTTATTACAATTGATGGAGCCTCTTCACTAAGTTATCAGCCAGCAGAATCTAGCATTATAGCGTGTGATGGATCTAATTTTTACACTATTGGGTTTGGGCAATCGGCTACTTTTGCTTTTGATTATACTGTTATTGATGTTCCTGGAACTGGTGACTACACTCTTACAGGCTCAGAATTAAATCGTGTTGCTTATAAATTTACAGGAGCGTTAACTGGCAATCGCAATATCATCATTCCTGCTACAGTGCAGCAATATTGGATTGATAACCGCACGACAGGCTCTTACACATTTACCATTAAAGTAGCAGCAACTACTGGTATTGTATTAGCAACAGATGCGCGAGGTATCTTTTATTGTGATGGCACTGAATTACTTGATGCTGATACATCCACAATTTCCTTACCAGTTAGCATTGCCCAAGGAGGTACGGGAGCAATTACAGCAGGGGCAGCCTTAATAAATTTAGGGGGAGGAAGTACAGGTATATCAGTATTTCAATCTTCAACTCAAGCAAATGCATGGTCAGCACTAGGGGTAGCACCAAGTGGTGTTGTTAATGGAGGAGTGTTTACTTAATGCCCGTTCAAACTGCTGTTCTAAAATCGAGTCCTGGAATTAAAAGGGACGGAACAAAATTTGAAGGTGATCATTACACTGATGGGCAGTGGGTGAGATGGCAAAGAAACTTGCCGCGTAAAATGGGGGGCTATCAAACTACAATAAATTATTTAAGTGAAATTAGTCGAGGGTTTACCACTTACACGCAAATGACTTTTATTTATTGTCATTCTGGTGGAATAAATACTTTAGAGCGTTTTACTTTAGATGGAAGTGGTTATAGCTCTATTATTTCGGATCGCACCCCAGTATTAGCTTATTCAACAGGTACATTTACGCTGACAGGGGGAGCTGCTGGGTCAGTTGATATGTTAACGGTGAACAGTGTAGACATTATGTCTGGTTCTGTTGCTTATAGTACTGATTTAGATCAATTAGCCACTGACGTAGCATCTAATATTACAGCCCATACAAGCACACCAAATTACAATGCTAGTGCTAATGGAAGTGTTGTAACTATCACATCAGTGACGGGAGGCTCTGCTTCTAATGGTTATGTGGTGGATGGCTCATTAACGACTGTAACAGGCACATATACAAATATGGCAAATGGTTCCGATGCGTTAATTGCAAGTGATGATAATATGTGGATGTTTGATTATCAGTATGATGGGGCAACTAATAAAAATTACATCCTTGCTCATGTAGCTCCGAACAATGATTGTATTTGTAACGATACAGGCGGCCAGATCTTTTATGGCGAAGTTTTAGGTACTGAGCGTTTAATTAGCGTTACATTGCCTGATAATGCAAATGTTACTGGTGGGATAGTTAGTCTCCATCCTTATTTGTTTTATTATGGCAGTGATGGGTTTATAGGATGGTCTGTAGCTAATGAGCCTACTGATTTAGAAGGTACAGGATCAGGTCAGGCGAGAGCTTGGAGTCAAAAGATTATCAAAGGATTACCTCTGAGAGCTGGATCAGGAACAGCACCTGCTGGAATCTTTTGGGCGTATGATGCAGTTTTAAGAGTAACTTTTACAGGCGGCACTACAATATTTCAATTTGATGTAGTTAGCACTAATACTTCCATTATTTCTCCTAACTGTGTTGTTGATTATGATGGGGTGTTCTTTTGGGCAGGTGTAGATCGTTTTTATATGTTTAATGGAGTTGTTAGAGAAGTGCCGAATTCTTTAAATCTAAACTATTTCTTTGATGGGATTAATCGAAGTGCGGCTACAAAAATATTTGCGTTTAAGATCCCACGCTATGGGGAAATATGGTGGTGTTATCCAAGAGGTACAGCTACTGAATGTACTCATGCAGTTGTATACAACATTAGAGAAAATACATGGTATGATACTTCTCTTCCTAATACTGGGCGTTCTGCAGGGCATTTTTGCAACGCCTTTGCTGCTCCTTTATTAACTGGGATTATAGAAACTACAGGAGAAGGTTATAAAGTGTGGAGACATGAAGTGGGTGTAGATGAACTGGACGGACCCAATATTGTACCTATACGGTCTTATTTTGAAACAGCCGACCTCTCTACTTTAGCTACAGGAAATAATAGATATTTAAGAATTACAACTATCGAACCAGACTTTGTTCAAGTAGGACCAATGTCAGTTATTGTAACAGGACGTGCAAATGCTCGTGCTCCTGAAGTAGTGAGTTCAACTTTTACTTTTCCTGAGAGTGCTAGTCAGCCTTATGAAGAAATTGTAATGCTTAAAGAGCAACGTCGAGAATTAAGAGTTAGATTTGAAAGTAATGAAGTTTATGGTGATTATCAAATGGGACAAATCATAGCTCATTTAGACAGTGGCGATGGAACGGATTTAGGCTAATGGTATTAACGGTCACATTACCTACAGGGATGGAAATTCAGGACTGGGCTTCATGTATTATTACTGATTTTGATGCATTTGGTACTTTTTCTCCTTTAGATGATCCCCTTGAATGGCAAGATTGGGCTGGTCAGTTTTTAAATGCCACTTCTTTAGTAGAGGATTTTCCTGACCCTTATGGGTTTGATATTAATGATTGGAGATTATGGGCTGAGAGGTTCGTTCAAACTACATTATGAAATATATTGGAACACATAAAGAAGAACTTGCGGAAAAATGGGCAAGATCCCGATTGGGTCTTAAAGAGCCACCTAGTGTGTTTCGGGCTTTATCTGGTATTGATGAAAAGACAGGAGATTTCTCTTGTGTAGTATTGTTAACTAATTTTTCTCCACGTAACATTGATCTTAATATTGTAGGGGAAAGAAACTGGGCAACACCTAAAGGTACTATTAGTATGTTTAACGGAGTTTTTAATACTATTTTTAATGAGTTAAAAGCAGTACGTGCTACAGCCTTAATAGCTGAAAGTAATTTTGCCTGTCAAAAGTTTGTTCAACATTTAGGGTTTACCCATGAAGGGTCAATGCGTAATGCCTATGAAGGCGACGAAGATATGCAAATATATGGCTTTTTAAGGGAAGAATACACATCGCATAATTGGTGCAGGAGTTGATGATGGAAATTAAAGAAACATTAATGGCAATTGCTTCTAATGATGATTCATTTACAGAAGTAATAGAAACCATAAGAGAACAATTTTCTAATATGCCTATTGTTCCTGAAGATGTGCGTGAGACCATTCAAATGCTCGAGCTTGTGTTGGATGATCCTACCAAATATTCTGAAGTTCGTACCGCAGCTATTGCTGATGAGCTTATTACAGAGGATATGGCCCCCATTGAATTTGATGCGTTGTTTATAATTTCTTTATTAGTGGCCTTATATACTTTAGAAGATCAATTGGTTTCAGAAGGCTTTGCAGGTGGGGGGTTAGCACAAGCAGGGAGACGTTTAGCCAGTCATGGGCAGGGTGGAGATACCATGTTAGCCCATGTAAACCCACGAGAAGCAGAAATTTTACGCCGTATGGGAGGTCAAGGCACAGTTAATCCTAATACAGGGTTAATGGAATATAAAGGCTTAAAGGGCATTATGAAAACTGTAATTCCTTTAGCAGCTTCTTTTGTAATGCCTACTATGGCTCCAGCCTTTACCAGTATGTTTAGTAGTATAGCTGGCCCCACATTAGCCCCAATTCTAGGACGAGCTGCTTCTCTCCC